GCCTCGTACACTTGCCGTCAAACTTCTGGTAACTCCGACCGCCTCTGCTAAGAGACGATGACGTCGGAACAGAAGTTCTACATGCAGGTTCGAAACTCGATCGGAAGCTTCACTCAAGTCGAGTGTAGCCAGGTTCCTATAACGGGAACCCTCCTCGGCCATACGCTGATTAGGCGTTTGGTCAAGGAACCCGAGAAGGTTCCAGAGGGTGTCATTCCTCTGAAGAGCCTTCCGCAAACTGCGGAGGACCGCTTGCTGTGCGTATTGCATAGCAGTTGGTTCCGCCGCAATAATGCGAGGCGTTTCTAGTGTCTTAGGTACAGATATAACCCTAACAGGTTTCTCTGCACCGGGTTCGAGGTGGTCAATACCGAAGTACTGGTCAACGAATGACCAGTTCGGGAGAAGAAATTCCCCAGCGGGGAAGATCGACTCCAGTCGGTCGGTCCAGGAACTAAGTCGATATTTTGCGTTTGCACGCAACCTATCGGCAGTAGCGCCCGGGCCGTGTTTCGGAATCATCTCACCATAGTAGGCCTCACGGTCTACTGTGGTAAGTACATCCCGAAACAATAACGCTGACATCCTTCCAAAGTCCTCTAACAACTGAGGACTTCGGTTGGCGTCAGCGATCCTGACCTCCTTCTCACACTCAACATAGTCAGACATAGCGGCCCTCTCCCTTGTATCGCTACAAGGAAGCTGGATCTTTCCAAACATCAGTGTTAACTGACGAATGGATCGAATTGCATCTATATCCGGCTCGTTGAGCAACTCACCACTAGCACGGTCGAACACACGATCGAGGAAACCTCCGAGAAATCGGGGGAGACCTGCTCTCCAAGAAAAACCTTGGAAGAGATCGCGATCGACCCAGCCTCGGTCAAGACTTTTTTGGAAGTCTTTTCCGAATTTGGGTAGGGTTATCGTGAGAAACGATAACCCCTCATGTTCGCACCGACACGTGACTATTTTGTAGTCACGGGTGGCGCTAGTGCACAACTCGTTAGCACATTCCTGTGCTAACATTTTCCAGAGCAACATCAGGCTTTTCAAAGCCCCTCCTTTATAGAGGTGTGCTTTCCTTAGCCAATGTTGATGCGTTGAATGGCCGACTGCACTTTTTAATGCAG